AACCGTTCACTGAGCAGCGCATCATCCTTATTTGGCGTAATGCGGCTATGATTACCCGCAACGCTCACAAATGTGACTGTGGAGAAATGCTTACTGAGTTCGGCAACAAATTCGGCAATCAACTCGGATACGCCTTTGATTTGTTCAATCACATTCTCTTTGTTCGTAATAGCGATGGACTGGTGGATATTTCCACTAATAGCATCGCCGTTCGACCAGACAATGCAGTTCTCGCTTCCATGCGTTTCGGCAATAGCAATGATTCTGTCTAAGTAATGGCACATCATCTCGCGGCAGATATCAGAGTTATATGTATTCCAATGGTTATCGACGTTGGCTCCATAGTGGATATCATTCAAGCTAACCAGAAGGTCGTTATCGGACGGCTGGATATGGCATGGCTCGTATTCGAGTTGTGGCAAATTGCCGCTCTTTACTGCGTCCACAAGAATCTCATTCAGCTCTTCTTGCCGGGAACGCTCACGAATCAGCTTGTTAAAAGCATTGCGTTGGTCAAAGAACTTTTGACGTTCTTTGAGCAGCTCAATGCGTTTGCTATCCAATGCAGACAATGCGTCCGTGTCCTGAATAGTAGCTCCGCCATCCCGCTCGATGGCTTCGATGATGGCTTTCATGCCATACATTCTTTTGCGGACTTCGCTTGAGTTAAAACAGTTACCATCACCAAACAGACGCTCACTCAGTTCTGCGTAGTCATCGTCGATGGTGCGGTCAACCAGCTTACCAATTACGATGTCACGCATCTCTTTATAGCTTGCTGTGCTGGCTATGGTTTACACTCCCTTTCGTTTGTCGTGAACACGCTCCAGTCCACGCAAACTGCGGAGCAGCTTCATAGGAGCGCCATCCTCAACCATGTAGTAGTGGTGCCGTTTGGAATCTTGCTTCATCGTGCGAACGATATGAACACGAGGAAACTTCTCACGAATGGCTTCTTTTTCTGAGGCGGTAATTGCAATCACTTAAAAATCATCCTTTTCTTCAAAATAGTTTTATGTTTTGTCTTTTATCATTCATACATACACCCCATCAAACACGCCTCAAAGCATTGTGCCACAACGGTTTGATGGGGGTATTTATTTCTAACAATTCGAGTTTTATAATCAACTCTTTAAGGCGTTTCTGCACCGCATTACTGCATTAACAGTCTGACGGGTCTTAACCTCGACAGCGCAACTGGGGCAATACTTCTGCGGGCGACCCTTTGCAGGTGACTGTGCTTTTACAGTCAGTCCACAATTCTCGCACTCAAAATATGCGCCGCCGTAATACTTGAGGTATTGATAACCGAGGTTCCTGAAATCTTGAATATGTATTGCCGTCTCACCGGCTTGAATGAACCGCACTTGAACATTCAGGTTGTCGATTTTTTTAGAAAAGCGAATGAACCCAGCATCACGCAGTTCGGCAAACATCAAACTCTGGCGCTTAATAGAGGTATTGATGTTCGCCATCTGCATAATCTCTTTGTCCGAAGTATTCACCCAACCATTGTTCCGGTCGGAAGCGGCGTCCCAATATTTCGCAACGCAGAGAAGCGTGAACGCCAACCGTCGGATTTGTTTACCTTCAAGCGTCTCAATCTTGGCGAGCTCTTCTCTGGTGATGTCCACACCATCCAGACGGATGAGCGGGAACTTGCTTACGTTCTTTGCAACTTTATCAAGCATATCCGACCAATGAACAAGTGAAGCAGAAGGGTCACACTGTAGCATGAAGGAGTCGAGCAGACTCCGAATCTCCCTTTTGCTGTAGTGATTCTCGTAATAATACTTGGACACACGACTCAGTGTCTCAATCGGCTTCTTACCAAGGTCATGGTTGGCAATCATTTTTTCTGCCCAGTCATATTCGTTAAGAACAATGCTCATAGCGTCCCTCCAATCATTTTTTGTTGTAATGAAAATCTGTCACCGCAGAAGAAGATATCCCCAGCGGGGTCAACCGTCGGGTAAGAGATAACCCCGTTATGCTTATCCAAAAGGTTCTGGATGATTTCGCCACCGCACATTTCCCACGCGAAGCGCTTGGTCGAGCTCTTCTTATAGCAAATATCCAGAACAATGTCGCATAGCACAAAGCGGTTGGAGCAAACGCGGGCACATTCTTGTTCGAACTCGGAGCGCATCTCAATCATGCGGGAGAACGTATCATACTCATCGACCCTCTCGTAGTTGGCAAAGACGGCATAACTGCGCAAGCGCTTGTTGTAGTTCTCGTAGAGTTTCAAGATGGCGTTGTACTGCGTTCTGCTATACTCAATGCCACTCTTCATCACGGTGTAGTCAAAGTCAACATCGGCATTATGGCGACCAAGATAGCCATCGAACTCCTTCTCGAAGCGCTTGCAGATTCTGTTCATCACGCAGTCGTGGTTGCCCACTGGCATCCGGCTCTCATAGTAGCGAAGGAAATCTTTCTGCCGTTCGCTCAATTCGGAGCGCGGCATCTCCAGCATTTCATCAATCGTCATCTGGAACTCGCGCATGGCATTCTTGTTTGTGTTTTTTATGTATGTGTTATACTGCTTCATCAAAGCAGGGTAGATAATACGCATGAAGTATGGCTTCTTGTCTGCGACGAGACGCTGATAGAATCTGCGCCGTTCCGGGTCTTCAATTGTATTGGCGCTATGTCGGTCATGCCACTCACGAGGCATCGGCTTGGCAATAATGCCTTTCGCTTTGTCGATGGCATTCTGCTGAAAAAGCTGTCCGCACTTTATGCGATAGTCAAGTTCCTCGTACTCCTTGGAACCCTTCTGGAACTGCGCCTGCACATCGAACATTGAGGTAATCCAGTTTGTGGTCTTTCCGATATCATCGCCGAAGCTATCGATGTTGGCTTGTATGGCGTCTGCCTCGGTGACAATTTTCTTCTTTGCTTTTCGTTGGACGCACATAAGAGCGGGAAGCACCTTTAGATTATCAACAAGCACCTTGTTATCGGTAAGCATTACAAGGTCGCCATCTTTGTCCATGCCATTGAGCGCATGGGCTGCAGTGTCCCACGAGTTGAAAATCGTGCAGGTCGTCATGTATTGATACCAGTGAGATGCCTCGTCGCTGCGGTGTGGGAATACAAGACGGATGTTGTTATGGCAGGTCATTGGTGCACGGTAACAGGCAAGCCGTTCGGCGTGCTGGTCGCACCAATATTTGTTGTAGATTTCACCAGACCTCAGAAGCCCGGTAACCTCCAGCCCGAAGATGTGTTGACACAGTGAGAATGGGTCGCCGGAGACAATGGAGTAGTTCCCATGTACTTTGAGTACGCCGACCTTGGCTTCGTTGATGCGATTACGAATCATCTGATAGATACTGCTCTGGACGTAAGGGTCGTTCAAAATCTGCGGTTCAATCATAATCGCCTTGACATAGTCGTCATCAACGCGGTCAATATTATCCTCATTCAAGCCAGCACCCTTTAAGAACAGCAGTGTCTTTGCCCAATCCGCATAAAGAACGTCTCGAATCTCATCCATCGTCGGTTTGATAAGCTGCTCAATGTCATCGTCGCTCAGCTCGTAGCTCTGAATGAATTGATAGTTTAATGTCCGCTCAGACTCAAGTTCCTTTGGGCAGGTCTTGGCGATGCCAAAGGTGTAACCGTTTGCCAAGCAGTTGCTTACATAATCGTCACAGCTATCGTAGGAGTCCCACAGTTTCAGCATAGACGTGGTAAGAATCAGCTCAACATTACGAATGTCCACATCGTTACCCCAAGCGTCTTTAACAATATAGTTCTCAGCGACATTTTCTGCGAAATCCAAAAAGTCGAACGTGAAGACCATGCCCTTCTCCCAAGAGAAACGTGTGTTCACGCCGCTGACGAGGTAGTCTAAGCCAAGCTCTTCACCCCATCGGGCAGCAAGTGATGGGAGCATCAAGCCGTATCCATCGGATTCATTGAGTTGCACCATGACCTGCTTACGCTCTTCCATGATTGGCTCTCCGTCCTGCTCATCGTTTAGATAGATGATATCCGACAAGAACTCGGTCTCGCAGTCGCTAACAACGAGAATGCCATGCGGAACTGACACAGGGATTGATGCGCTGCAGGTAAGTGCCTTATACGCCTCCAGTTTGGCAGGCACCATTTCTTTTTCCATGTTGCGACCATTGTCAATGCGGCNCTCGTTCTTGACGCCGCCATTCGTTCCAAGCAACCGCTGATACCGAATCCCGTTAATACTAAATCCACGGCAAGCTCGATGGTAGTCCTTCTCTTTATCGATGATGACGCAGAGATAGTCCGGCTTAAACTGGATATCATCCAGTTGCGCATACAGCTTCTTGATTTGACGACGATTTGGAACGCTATTCGGCTCTTTACGAAGCCGCTTGATTTCTCCTTTGATTTTCCGCGCCTGCGTCTCAGCATCGGTGATACCGTTCAATTCGTCCAGCCAGCGGAGTACCTGACTGTCGGCGAGGGAGATTACCTCGTCATTCTTTCTTGCCTCTGCAATGGGGAGCGTAAGCTTCCACTTCGCCTTTCGCAGGCGGCTGCTATGAAGCTTGAAAATGTATTTCTGACATACTAACTGTTTAGCCAGTATAGGTCACCTCACTTTGTATTTTATTTAATTATGTTGATATGGCGTAAGTTACTCTTTCTCTTCTACATAACGGAACCATTCCTCGCGGAATGCAAACCTCTCGCTCTCAATGAACCGTTCGAGGGCTTCATCGTCATTTAGCAGGTCGGCATCTTCGTATGTATATGGAACACGCTCCTCCACGAGATAATCCTCTGGCAGCGGTCGGTGGTATCGTTTATTCAATCGGGTATCCTCCTTGGTTTGTAGTGTTAATCCAGTCAATGAGCAGCTCTCTCATGCGTCTGCTCGGTATGTATAGATTGATGGGCTTATCATCTCGAATGGCGCTACGCCATACCCATTGAAGCATTTCGGACAAAGCGAAGTGCTCTGGGTTAATTGTTACACCCTGCTTGGCAAAGAAACTCATAATATTGGGGTCTGCAAATCGGTTTACCAAGTATGCGATATCGGTTCGGTCTTTATATTGGTTAGTCGCTCTGGCGCTCGTCTGTAAGAAGTTATTTCGGAAACGTCCAGTGCGAGAGTCAACGAGTTTGTTGACATCACTTTTGAAACAAGCCCACAGGCGCGTCTCACTCCCACCGTTTGGAATACTCTGAAAGAATTTCTTCAGACCGTTTCTTAGTTTGCGAATATCCGGGTCATCATAGCGCCTTCGGTCATACCACCCTTTTGACAAGGCATATTTGTCATTGCCAACTGAATTAAGCTTGGCGTCATCAATGATGTGAATCAACTCTCGGTAATCCAGAGGCGGCGGCGCATCTGGGTGGTCGGAGAAGCG